AGAGAATCTTTGCCGGCATCAATATATGGTTCATACATTGGCTTTACCATCCCAGGAATCTGTTCAATATATTTGATTGCCTTATCAGCTGGATTTACAAAATCTTGAGACTGTCCCGAAAACCAAGAAAGTGGGTTTATATTCATAATTCACCTATATAGTTTGTATTATCTTAACTACACCATTTATTTTAACTTTTAGTTCATTTGTTAAATAATCGTACCAGAGTGTTCCATTAGGTCTCGCATTCTGATTAGATGAAGATGAAATATAGTTAATATCACTTGTTGGTAAGGATGGAACAACGAGTCCATCATCGGATAAATTTTCCTGAGCTTGCTGAAAAAATACATCTAACATATGTTCAGCAGCAGCACTCAATTCCCCATTATTTTCAACAAATTTATATCTAGTAAACGGTGGGATTTTCATTGTCTAATCCCCATTATTCCTTGGAATACATTTAATGGTGCCTGAAGATGAAATCTAAATTGAAAAACAATATCATTTGATGCGCCCAATTTTAGCCATTCCATCCTGTTTTTTCGATTCCCTAATTTATTTAATGTAACAGAAGATGATGAGCCAAAAGAAACGCCTCCATCTCTAGATATTGATAATGAAACTCTAGGGAAATAAGTTTCGTGTATATTTGTATCTGATTCCATAATCATCAATTCATTATCCTCAGTAATCATCTCATCTTCAGTGATTTCTGTGATCATGAAAATATCAGAATTATTGTTAATCATATTGTTAATATCATTTCCTTGCTCTATAGTTAATGATGCGCTAGAAACTACGAACATTTTAGAATTTGGTAATCTAAAATTGGAAGTTATTCTAATTTTAGGAATATCAAATATAGAATTATTCCCATAGTCATAAGAAGATAAATCAGAAGACATTACATATATGCAACCGTCATTTAAACTTACAAAATAATATTCATCTTTGAAAAATGCTACATGACGGGCAATATGGTAATTCTGGTTTTCATCCGTTACATCAAAGAATTTGTTCGTAGTAAAATCATATAATAAAGAATAATTATCACGATTATCATAAAAAGTTAACTGATAACATATATGACCAATAATTTTTACAAAAAAACCAACAGACTTTTTTGGATTAATAATAGATTGAAGTTTATTATTAATCCCATCTGTAGAAATTGTTTGAACATCATTTCCATTAGAGAACATTATAACGGGTTCTGATTGTTCATTTGTCCCAAGCCATGCAACAAATTTTTCAGAAGTTGCAACAGTTGCTGCATTAACACATCCATAATCAAAATTTAGTGAAGTATTTTTCTGATATGGGAAAAGTGCAGCTCCTACATCTGTCCATAGTTCAGATACATTTTCTCCCATTACTAAAAGAAGATTACCTGCCCCTGGGAATCTAATAGTAACTTTTGCATAATCAGGTTTTGTCTGGATAGCACCTCTTACTGGTTCTCCTGATGCTCCCGAAAACCAATTAAGCCCATCCCCGGGAGCAGATAATAACCAAAACGCACTTTTAGTATCAGGAACGATAAATCTTCCATTTTGGTAAGTAACATTTCCTGGGACAACACCATCTGGAAGGATAGCTTCTTGGAAAACATCAGTTAAATAATTATAAATATATAATTTACTCTGATCTGATATAGCTATTTGTCCGATATTATTTTCAGAAATAAATACATCTCCGCTAACTGTTTCTATTTCTCCTATCTTTTTTACTGAATATTTTTTTTTACCAGATAAATTAGTACTAAAAATTGTGATTGAATATACAAAATTATTGATAACAGAAATTAATGCGCCAGATTTAATGCTCGGGAAAATACCTCTTCCTTGACCTTTTTCTTGTCCTGTTGGTATTATTTCTTTTCTATACCCGGAATAGTTAACAAGCCAATCATCACTAATTATCATATTAAATGTACGGCCAGATAATATTTTTGGATTTAATCCAAATGTAGAAGATCCAACAACATCTATAGGCTGATATGATATTTGCTGAGAAGGAACCTTTAGCTGCATAATTATCCTACTAAGGCCACCATCCATTACTGAGATTAGCAAGAATGTATGGATCAATATTTAATGATGACCCCAATGACGAAGTTTTATTCATAGAAAAATCAATTGGGCTTATATCTTTCATTTGTGATTCATATGTAGATAATCGTCTAAGTACTGAATTAGGAACATCTATTTCATAAAATTCACATATATACGATGCTAATAAATAGCGAAGATATTCTATAAAGAATTTATCGAATGTTAATTCTAAATCATCATTCTCATTAACTTCTTGAAGAGAAAATTTCCCATACATAGTGAATGGATAAATAGCATTTGGCAGAGGATATATAAAAGCATTTGCGCCACCCATACATCTTTCAATATGATAATATGATGGGAGAGAATTTATATTTTCAATACGTGGAATAGAAAAATATGCTATTCTTTCTAAAGACCGCATTGGCATGCGAATTCCATTAGGATTGATATCAGAACTTAATTCTGTAATCATTAACTCATCATGCTCGGTAATCATCTCATCTTCTGCGTCTTCTGTAATCATGAATTCTTGAGATGAAGAACTATTTAATAGCCACGTAAATGTTTCACATGAAACAAGTCCAGGAATAAAATATTTTTCTTGTCCAATTATTGTATCGAAATTATATTCAGTAAAATATGGAATCTTTCTATTATCAACAGTTTTAAACGACAAGATAGAATTTAACAAATCAAGTCCATCAAACAGTTTATCTCCTTCCACTGTTTGAAAACCTCTGGAAACTATGCCAGATAAATAAAAACTTTTTGTTATTAACTGTCTTGCCGTTTGTGGCATTTCTATATCACATATTTAAATGAATGTATATAAATGCTCGTGGCACCTCCAGCATTACTATTTTGATATTTAATTAAATATTTTCCAGAAGTAAAATAATCTGCTGAACAATTTATACTTCCAGTAAAAACAACAGAAGCTACTGGTCCAGATACGATACAATCTGCAGCATCTGTTGAGCCTCCATTTTTTATTTCAAGAAGTGATCCGGCTGTAGTTCCAGGATTATATTGAACAGAAGCAGAAAAACTTATTACGGGATTTCCAGCATCAGATGTTCCAAGAATAGCCGGAACAGCGGGAGATAAATCAACATCGGCATAGGCAATTGCTGTTCCATTTACTACCACAGCCGTAGTAGGATGCATAAATTGCTCGCGGAGTGTTCCATTCCCAATCATAGAAATGTTGTAAAGTTCGCTAGAATTATCTGTTTTAACATATCCTAAAAGTCTGTAAGAAGTATATGTAATTCCATTCAAAGATGGCATCAAAGGCTGAGAAGATACTCTAGATAACAAACCAACTGGCGGATTTGTTTGTGACACATCATATAATACATAAACTGCATAGAATGTATTAGCCAAAATTGTTCCTGTATCTAATCCACCAGGTCCAGCAAATGCAGTAGATATAGATAAAGATTGCGGAACAACAATATCATAAGTATTTGTATAATCTCTAACTTGTCCAGCAGATATAGAAACAATGGTCGGAGGCGAAGTAAAAACTTTGCATCCATTAGCATATATGAATCCAGCATTTGCTATTTGTGTAGGTAACTGATCTATACTCATTTTATTCTCCTATATATGAAATAATCCTAAGAAGGTAGTGGGAAAAGAATACGCATAGAATTTTTTGCTATTAAATAAGCACCATAAATTGCATCCATCACATATCCTCTGAAATTTTTTCCAAAATCATTTCCCCAATAATTGCGTAACGCAATACCTGTCTCTGCATCCATGCGAGATACAGATTCCCAAGGAGAATAATCACTTAACTTTGGCATTGCTAAAAAGAAAGGATCGCCTGACCAAACAACACCACAAAGATGTGATTTAGGAATAAACGCAGTCATTCCAGCTGCCAAAGGCACGCTAAGGTTTTGTTTTGCGGTAGGAACAGAGACAAGAGGTGGATAAATATCGACTGTAAAAGTTCCAGCAGTCGTTGCGGAATCTGCAGTGACGCGCACCTGAACGGGCTGATCAGATATGCTATGCCCAACATACCGACGGTAACGAAAAGTAGGCTCAGTGAAACCTATAAGGTCGCCTGCCTTAACCGCATTAACATCGTTTCCTAAAGAACAAGTAAAAGTTAGTTGCGTGACATTTTGACCACTCGGATCATTTGTGCTAACTAGAGTTATTGGAATTTCTCCATCCCCTATCGTTCCAGCATTATGTCTAGGCAAAAGATTAGAATTTGTCCATCGACAGCCAGCTACTGTGCCAAGATCCCATGTCTGAGCAATTTCGTTATTACGATTTAAAGCGAATTGGTCCAGACCATTCCCAATGATAGTATCTTTTTTAGTGAGTGGGATTATTCCGATAAGATTATTCCTAGCCGCCCCATAATCTTGAAATCCACTGATTATAGTTGAAAGTTTTTGAAATGAATTTATTTCATCTATACCATCACCATAAAAGCGATAGGGACCCGAAGTAGGATCTATAATCTGTCCATTTAGCGCATTCTGTCCATCTTTATATCTTGCCGTTCCTGGAATGTGCTCTAAGATATTTGCTTCAACAACGGCACCGATTTCTAGCGCACGCTCTTCACCAAAATTCCTCATAAAATCAGGAACATTATAGATATATTCTTTTTCATCAAATGCGTATGCACTACTAACGGCATTCGCCGTTATTAGAGTAGCTTTTTCTAAATTAACAGGAGAAGGACTTATTACAAGAGAATTTACAGTGGTAGCTTGGCTTCCTATATTCCAAGATATCGCATCTCCAAGATTTCCAGGACGATTCTGAAAATCATAGAATGTTTTATTCGCAAGATCCATAGCGACATTTTGGTTCAAAAGATAAGCTATGATCGCTTTTTGATACGTTGTTACTGTTTGAAGCATATTA